CTATCGCCATTGATTCTTCCGACAACGTTCATGTGGTTTGGCACGGTCTTGGTTGGGGCACGAACACCGCCTATAACAACATCCAGTACCGGCAGCGTACCACCGCCTGGCAAACTCAAGAAACTGTCACGGATAAGGACGCTCATCAGTACGTCCCCACCCTCGCCATTGATTCTTCCGACAACGTTCATATGGTTTGGTACGGTCTTGGTTGGGGCACGAACACCGCCTATAACAACATCCAGTACCGCAAGCGGACCACCTCCTGGCAAACACAGGAAGCGGTGACGGATAAGGATGCCACCCAAGCCTATCCCACTATCGCCATTGATTCTTCCGACAACGTTCATGTGGTTTGGTACGGTCTTGGTTGGGGCACGAACACCGCCTACAGAAACATCCAGTACCGGCAGCGCACGACCTCCTGGCAGACCCAGGCGGGCCTTACCGATACAGCCAGTGACCAGTATTACCCCCATCTGATTTGGGCGCTCCACCCGACCGTTTCCGGCGTTAAGACCAACGTGCCGGCCGCCGGCTACGCTTTCACCTGGGACGACACGGGGGCGGCGGCGACCAAGATATACCTCTCGGCGGACTTGGCATGGATTACCGTCGTCACCACCACCGTCGCAGCCAAGGTTGCGGTCAAGACCCAACCCACCGCCACCGCGAAGGTCGCGGTCTACGCCCAACCCACGGTGACGGCTTCGGCCAAGGTCGCGGTCTACACCCAACCGACGGCCACGGTCAGGGGTGCGACGGCGCTCAAGATGACCTCCACCGCGTCGGTCGCGGCCAAGGTGGCGCTGACGTGGCTGCCGTGGACGCCGTGGACCGAGACGGCGAAGGCGGCGTCGGCGTTCACGGAGACGGCCAAGGCGGCGTCGGCGTTCACGGAGACGGCCAAGGGGTCCACCACCTGGACCCGCGTTGACCCCTACTAGGAGGGGTGAGGTTTGACCACCCTTGCGGCTTACCGCACGATGATAGAGGAGGAGTACCAAGAAGGCTCCTCCGCGTCCACGACGATAAAGGACCGGTTCATAAACCAGGCCTACGCGAAGCTCTACGCGCTCACGGGGAACACGAAGGAGTACTCCACCACCACCGCCGCGAGCCAACTCGAGTACGTCCTCCCTACGGACTTCCTCTCCATCAAGCACGTCGAGTGGAACGACACGCGGCTCTACCCCGTCTCGACCTCGTGGGCCTACGCGCAGGACGACGACTGGCGGCGCACCACGGGCACGCCGAGCTTCTACCTCGTCGAGGGTGACCGGCTCCGGCTCGTCCCCGTGGACTCGGCGGGGTCGAAGACCCTCAAGATTTGGTACTACGGCGCGCCCACCAGCCTCTCCGCGACGACGGACGAACCGGACCTCCCGGCGACGTGCGACGACGCGATAGTCGCCTACGCGTGCTGGAAGATAGCGCGGCGGCTCAAGGACTGGGCGGCGGCGGCGGAGTTCGAACGGTCGTGGGAGAGAGGTTACTTCCAGGCGCGGCGCGACCTCTCGACTTCGGTGCGTGAGCGGCCGGAGCAGGTGGAGGACCACTACAGGTGGTAGCCGCGCAGAACGCCTATTCCCTCGAATTCCCGCACTTCGGCGGCGGCGTGGACGAATCGACCGCCATAACGCACCTCCCGCTGCACACGGCGTCGGCCATGTCGAACATGGACTACACCGAATGGCCGGCCGTGTCGGTGCGCGCGGGCTCCGCGAAGCTCAGCACGACGGCGATGAGCGCGAACCCCGTCACCGGCCTCTTCGACGTGGGCTTCTCCGGCGGGACACGCGCCCTCCTCGCGAAGTGCGGCACGGCCCTCTACAAGTGGAACACGGGCACGTCGGCCTTCGACTCCGTGGCGACGGGCCTCACGGCGGGCAACGTGCGCTTCTGTGTCTACAAGGACACGGCCATCATGTTCGGGCCGGACGCGCCGAAGAAATCGACCGACGGCACGACGTGGTCCGCCCTCGGCGGCTCCCCACCCACGGCGAAGTACTGCATCACGCACGCCGACCGCGTGTTCGCGCTGAACGCGAGCGGCTACGAATCCATCCTCTACTTCTCCGCGCTGGAGGATGCCGAGGACTGGACGACGACGACCGGCGCGGGCGCGGCGGGCTCCATCCCCATCGACACGAACGACGGCACGGTGGGGACCGGGCTGTGGGAACTTCGCGGCTGGGGGCGGCTCCTCGCCGGCAAGGAGCGCGCGCTGTACCTCCTCCGCGGCACCGGGCCTTCCGACTTCACCGCGGACTACGTGACGCGCCGGGCCGGGCCGGTGAGCCAGGAGGCGGGCGTCGTGACGCCGGGCGGCGAGTTCTACTTCGCCGCGCGCGACGGCATCTACCGCTATTCGGGCTATGGCGCGCCGGAGCAGATACAGCAGCCCGTCCAGGCGACGTGGGACACGCTCAACAAGTCCTACTATTCCCGGATCGCGGCGGGCCACACGAACTCCGGCGGCGTCGAGCGCGTCCTCTTCGCCATCCCCACCGGCTCCGCGACCGTCCCCGACAAGGTCCTCGTCTACTACCCGCGCTGGAACGTCTGGTCCGTCTGGTCCGGCATCGCGCCGTACCTCTTCGCCACCATCCAGGTCGGCGGTGTGGACTACCTCGCGTGGGGCGACGACGCGGGGTTCGTGTGGAAGGGCCTCCAGGGCACGCAGGACGGCGCGACGGACGTGGCGTGGTCGCGCGAGACGGGCGTGTTCCCGCTGGGCGACAGGAACGTCTATCACTACCTTGAGCGCGTGACGCCGGTCTTCAAGGTCGAATCCGCCGGCACCGCGTCGGTCGCCTACGACACGGCGGCCTCCGGTTCCTACGGCACGGCCTCCACCGTGGACCTTGCGACGGAAGCACCCACGAAGCACCTGTGGGCGCCGTTCGCGTCGGGCGAGGACACGCGCGCGCACCAGTTCCGCGTGAAAGTCTACGGCACCGCCGGGCCCGCCACCCTGCGTGGCATGACGGTGCAACTTCGGAAGGGCGGGGTCTAGATTGGCTTTGGTCTGGGACAACGACGCGCCGCGCGACATCGAGCGCAAGTGGTCGCGGGCGGAACTCATGCTCCTCGACGAGCTGTTCTACAACTACTCGCGCGGGCTGTGGGGTCCGAACCACGTCCCCGCGTTCATCGGCGACACGGATTCAGATTCCCTTGACGCGACGAACTCCTTCAGCCTCAAGTTCTACATGCCTTCTGAGACGGTGAAGGTGCTCCGGTTCACCCTGCGCTTCTGGCTCCTCCCGTTCCGCGCGTACTCCAAGACGGCGGCGGCGGGGGGCGGCGATTCGGTGACGAGCGGAACGTCCTCCGCTACAACCACGGGCCTTGAGAACTGGGGGACGGCCACTTGGGGAGGGGTCATCCTAGCCGCGGCAAACCACGACCACGCTGGAGCCGTAACTGCTGATGGTGCACATAGCCACTACATCTATAAACACGACCACAATATAGGCCACACGCACTGGGTGACAGTCTCGGACCATACGCACACTGCCGTTTACGGCATCTACAAAGGCACGTCGGCCACCGGCGTGACGGTGACCATCAACGGCGTGGACCGGACGGCAGCTCTTGGCGGCGGAACAGGGTTCACGACCGACCAGACGGACCTCGACATCACGGCCTACGTCACCTACCCGGAGGCGGAGAACACCATCACCCTGACCTCCACCCAGCTTGGGCGAATCCGGGTCCAGTACGACGGAATCTACCTGATGACCCTGCCGAAGTAGGAAATTCGTGCTGGAGTACAGAAGGACTCTCCCACGTATGATATGGGGATAGAGAAACCTTGTGGGAGGGTTCAAAAATGAAACGGTTTGCGGCAGGTCTTCTGGTTGGTCTCATTCTCGGTGGCGGCGCGGCGGTATGGAGCAGTAGTTTCGGTTACTATGCGGTCACTGAGGAACTGTCGTTCCCTATCGTTCAGGTGGTGGTCAACGGTAAGGCATTGACTTTCGCGGAGGACGACGTTCCAGCAATGCTTCTTGGCGGGCGTGTAATCCTGCCCTTGCGCGCGGTCGCGGAAGTGCTTGGCGCGGAAGTCCAATGGGACGGCGAGAGTTACACCACCATAGTGGACACAACGGGAATTCAGAGAGAGGGCGTTAAGGTGGTGGAGGGTGCATTGGACGGTAATGCAATGTTCGGTCAAGCGATAACAACAAACGGTGTCACTGTCACGGTGGATGTGGATTACGATCAGAATGGATTGCCAATCATCTCTCTTGCCGTCTCCAATCGCGGGACGGACATCATCCTGGGACCTACTAAGCCGAGACGGCTCGGCATTACCCTTTCGAACCCCAGTCTTGAAGCCGAGTTCGACAGGGTCACGCCGAGCAGTGAGCCGGGGATGGTTGACCGGGAGACATTAGAGCCGGGGCAGGATGCCACGATGACATTCTTGTACAAGACCTTCTGGCCCGGCGTGACCATTACCAGTGTAACTTATTCGTACTTCCCACTACTTGAAGGCGGGCTAGACCAACCCGTGACCGTCTTGGGCCAGCCCGTGACCGTCGGCACCTGGACGGCACCCTAACCTAACTCCACCCCCACCCCTCTTCGGACCCCGCCCCACCGGGCGGGGTTTTTGTTTCGAACGCGCTCCCTCCCCCTCTCCCCAGGGCGGCGGGGGCTAGGAGGTTGTTGTCATGGCGCAAGGCACATACGCGCAGAAGTACTACCGGGCATCGAAGGCCGGTCCCCGCAACCAGCCTTCCACCGTGCGCGACGAATCCGGGCGCGTCTACACCGTCACCGGCCGGCGCGCCGTCCTCCCGCAGACCGTCTCCGAAGGTGACGTGCGCGCGCTCTACGAGGCTATGACGAGAGGCGGCACCATCACCGGCTACCCCGGCGCGCCCCTCGACCAGTTCAAGGCCCTGCTCGCGGCAGGCAACCCCGCGGCGGTCTCGCTGGCGGGTCCGCACAACGCGCCGGGCGTGCAGGGGTTCGTCGGTGGCGCAGGCCGTCCGGGCATCGGCCCGGCGGGTCCGGCGCCGGGCAGGCTCGGCGGCCTCCTCGGTGGCGGCGCGGGCGGTGTCTTCGGCGCGGCCCAGCCCAGGGCGGCGGCTCCGGCGGCAGGGCAGTGGTCGGTGGAATCGTCCCCGCTCATGCAGGCACTCCTGGGCGCGGCCCGGTCGATGGCTCCCGAGGCTATGAACATGGTGCGCGAGGCGATGGTGGCGCGCGGCCCGGGCATGGTGGGTTCGACGTTCAGCCGGGCGGACCAGGCGAGGGCGGTCCAGGACCTCCTGGCGCGGGCACTCTCGCAGGCTCCCAGCGTGTTCGCGGCGGAGACCGGCGCGGCGCAGGCGGAGCGGCGGCTTTCGCTGGATGAGGCCCTCGCACGCGCGGGACTGGACCAGCAGGCGTGGGAGCGCGCGATGACCGAACGCGGGTTCCGGACAGAAGAGGAACAGCGGGCATGGGAGCGCGGGATGACCGAGAGGGAGTTCGGCGAGAGCGCGCGGCGGTTCGAAGAGGAACTCAAGCTAGAGCGCGACAGACTGGCGGCGGACATCTCGCGGGCGGCCGCGGCGCAAGGCACGGACCCGGCCGAGTTCGACATCGGCGCGGAACTTCAGGGCTGGATGAGCCGTCTTGATGAGGGTCGTACTTATCAGCAAGTGGCGCAGGCTATCGAAGCGTTCGTCCTCATCGGGGAATATACGCGCGCTGAGGCGGACCTGCTCCTCCAGGCCATGCGGCGATATCTTGGCATGAAGGAACCCAGTGCGGGCGGCACCACGAGTCCGGGCGGCCGCGCGGGCGGTTCGACCGGCACTGCCGGCGGCGGCCTGGGGCGGACTGAGTGATGGCGCGCGGCCTCTTCCGCAGCACCGCCGGGGGCGCGGGCGCGCGGCGCGGCATCTTCCAATCCCCCACGGCCACCACCCAGGACCCCCTCTCACGCACCCTCGCGGCCAACGAGACCCTGCGCGCGCGCCTTGCCGCGGCGGGACAGCCCGCCGAATCCCTCGGGCAGAAGACCCTCCGCGGCCTGTCCTGGCTCCTCTACCAGATATCCCGCCCATACTACGCCGTCACGGGCGGCCTCCGCGAAGCCCTGGCGGGCGGCGGCCTCGGCGCGGTGGGCCGGGAGGCTTGGGAGGGCCTCACCCTCAAGGAGAAGGACACCGTCTCCGACATCCTCTCCGACGTTGGCTGGGAACCGGAGACGAAGGCGGGCAAGTTCGCCAAGGGCGCGGTGTCCTTCATCGGTGACGTGCTCCTCGACCCGGCGACGTACGTCACCCTGGGCGCGGCGGGCGTCACGCGCGCGGGCCTGAAGGGTGCGCTCAAGGGCACGATGAAGGCGGCCGGGCGCGAACTCGGCGAGGAGGCCCTGGAGCGGACGGCGCGCGAACTCGCGGAGGAGGCGGCGAAGCGCGGCCTCAAGGGGCGGGTTTCGCGCAAGGCGGCCTCCGAGATGGCGGAGAACACGGCGAAGCGGCTGGGCGACGCGACGCTCCGCGGCCCGCTGGAGGAGGCGCTGCTCCGGGCGAAACCGGCGCGGCGGCTCCAGGTGGGCACGGGCATCCCGTTCTCCGGCGGCAGGAAGGTGCAAGCTGGCGTCTCCCTCGCGCGGCCCGGCGAGGCGCTGGAGCGGGCGCTCGGGCGTGTGGCGGAGACGCGGGCCGGTGGCGCGGCTGCGCGGCTTGGGCGCGCGGTGACGAGGCCCCTGGGCCAGGCGTTCGAGGTGGGCTACGGTTACGCTCAGCGGCTCCGCGACGTGGGGCGGCGGTTCAGGGACACGACGCGGGCGGGCGCGCGGCAGGTGTTCGAGGACACGCGGAACCTCGCGCGGGAGTTCGAGCCCGTGCGCCGGGCCGTGGGCGGGGTCGAATGGCGGGCGGCGGAGAAGGCGGCCGCGAAGCGCGATATCGCCATGCTCCACAAGGCCGGGGCGAAGGTGGGCGCGGATCACGCGCGGCTACACGACCTCGCGCAGGAACTCTTCGGCGTGGACTCGCTGACGAAGCTCTCCGGCGAAGAGATGAAGGCGTTCAAGAAGCTTTTGAAGCACCCCGATTTCGGCAAGAAGGCCGCGAAAGAACTCCTCGAGTACACCCCTCCCGCCGCGAAGAAACTCTCCCCGTCCTACGCCATCATGCGCGCCGTCGATTCCGGGCGCATAGATGAACTCCCCGAGGCCCTGCGGCCCTTCGCCGCCGAAGCCAAGGAGACGTTCGACACCCTGGGCGCGACGGAGAAGGCCGTGGGCGCGCTCGACGACGTGCGGGCGAACTACTACCCCCACATCCTGCGCGGGTACTCGCGGGAGGTGGCGGACCAGCTCCATAACGCCATGGCGAAATGGAAGCAGGGCGCGGAGGCGGCCGGCGGCAAGGCTGCGCAGGAGGCGGAGAAGGCCGCGTTCATCGCGGAGGAGATGGCCAAGGGCGTGGCGGAGGCGGCCGCGCTCGCGAAGTGGCAGAAGCGGCTCGCGAAACTCCCGACGAAGACGCGGTTCGCGAAGAAGCGGACGCTGGAGACGTTCGAGGACCTGGAGCGGTTCGTGGAGTGGGCGCGGCAGTTCCCCGGCCTTGAGAAGCTCGCCATCGAGGACGACTTCGTGAAGGTCATGGGTATCCGCAAGCTCGCCCACGCGCGCGTCATGGCGAATCACGACATGTTGGCTTCCCTGCGCGCGGTCGGCGACGACCTGGTGGCGGACGCGAAGACGGCACCGGCGCACTTCGTCGATTCGCCGGTCCCCCAACTCAAAGGGGTCAAGGTCGCGCCGGAGGTCGCGCGGTTCCTCAACGACTTCAAAGAGCCGTTCACCAACATCGAATCCCTGCGCGGCATCCTCGGCATCTTCGACAAGGGGACGAACTTCTGGAAAGGCCTCGCCACGGCGGCCCGGCCCGGCTTCCATATCCGTAACGCCATATCGAACGTCTTCAACAACTGGCTTGCCGGGGTGCGCGACATCTCCTTCTACCGCGACGCCTACCGGCTCCAGCGGGCCGCGGCCAAGGGCGACGACGCCCTGCGCGCGCTCAGGGTGCGGGGAAAGAACGGCCTTGAACTCTGGCGCGAGGTCGTCTCCTCCGGCGTCACAGGGCACGGCTGGATGGGCGCGGACATCGGCGAGACGCTGGAGGACGTGCTGCGCGGGGCGCGGCAACCCTCGCGCGGCGGCGTGCTTGCAGAGGCCCTGCGGCACCCCGTCCTCACAGGGCGGCGCGTGGGCACGGCGGTGGAGGACAACGCACGCGTGGCGCACTACCTCGCGAAGCGCGCGGAGGGCCTCGACATCGAGGAGGCCGTGCTGTCGGTCAAGGGGGCGCTGTTCGATTACGACGAGCTGACGCCGTTCGAGCGAAACGTCCTCAAGAGAGTCTTCCCTTTCTTCACCTGGTCCCGCAAGAACATCCCCCTTCAGTTCTCCATGCTCCTCCAGCAGCCCGGCGTCTACGCGAAACTCGGCCACCTGAAGGACGCGGCGGAGACACTCTCCACCGGACCCGACGAGGCCGACCTCCCCGAGTGGATGCGGGACGCCTACGTCGTGCGGCTCCCGTTCCAGATCGGCGACAAACAGCTCTACGCTAACGTGGACCTCCCGCTGAACGACCTTTCCCTTCCCTCCGGGCGCGAGGTCCTGTCCATGCTGAACCCCCTCCTGAAGCTCCCCGTCGAATGGTTCACGAACACGCAGCTCTTCTCCGGCACCCCGCTGGAGGACGTGTCCGGCGAGTACGTGAAGGCGCCGGGCTACCTCTGGGCGCTCTACAAGGCGGGCACCCCGCTTCCCGGCTGGGAGCCCATCGCCGCGCGCCTGGGCCTCGTCGAAGTGACGGACCCCGACACGGGCGAGCGCGAGGTGCGGATGCCCGCGCGGGCGCGCTACCTCGCGGACCAACTCGTCCTCCTCAAGGACGTGGGGCGGCTCGTCGGCGTGCTCGGCGGCCAGGAACCGCTGGAGCGGCTGGGTTCGCCCTTCTTCGGCGTCGGCCTCTACGGGATGAGCGGGGAGGACGTGGCGCGGCAGAAGGCGTACCGCGAGAACCGGCGGCTGCGGGAACTGCTCGGCGCGCTGGGGAGCCGAGGGGTCGAAGTGCCGGCGGCGGAGGAGGTACGAGGCGCAGGCGGGGCACAAAGACGCGGGCTGTTCGGAGGAGGCGGCGGGAGGAAGCGCGGGCTGTTCGGAGGGGGCGGCGGGTAGAAAGTCGAAACCCCCGGGTCCCGCCACCCAGGGGTTCCGACCGGAGGTTGTGAGTGTTGCCGCGATTGAGCTAGGATGTAGGCCGCGATTGTGGCGTGAATGTCGGCTTCGGAGATAGGTGCCTGTCCCTAGCCAATCCTAGCACACCCCGCCGCCGCTGTCAACACCCACACTGCACATTCCGCTGTCCCGCCGCAGCAATCCCTGCCGGCGTTTCCTGATTGCTATCGCACCGCACAATCTCTCACTGCTTTGAAGGAACCCGCGAAGGAGAACAAGAACAATGGAAACGGGAGTGAGCGTCATGGGCCGCGCGACGGTCGCCGGAATCGCGGCGGAGGTCACCGAGGTGAAGACGCGCGTCGCCGTCGTGGAGGAATGGCGGAAGAGCGTCAACGGCGACATCGGCGAGATCAGGAACGACGTGAAGGAAATTCGGCGCACGGTGGAGGGGTTCTCCGGCCGGTTCGCTGCGTTCTTCGCCGCCGTCGCCGCATCGTGCGTCCTGCTGGCGATAGGCATCCTGGTCAAAATGCTCGGGGGGTGAGGGGATGGAAGATTGTGAAAGAAGGCAACCGGTTATGACTTATCCCACCATCATCACCTACCGCCGCCATGCAGGCGGCTGGTTTTACCTCCGCGGCGGCCCGCGCGTGAAGCTCGGCTCCGACGCCGACGGCTGGACCTACTTCGACCCCGACGAAATCCGCCGCGCCGCGCTCGACTTTCCCTTCCTCGACCCGGCCCGCGCGTTCGGTGAGTGGACTCACCACGTCCTGCAAAACCCCTGCGGCGGGCTCGCGCACTGCTCGCCGATGGGCCACATCTACTACGGCGCGCTGGTCTCGGGCCGCGAGTCGGACGAATGGATGTGGCAGACGGTGGGGCACGAACTCGGACACGCATTCTGGTTCCGCCACATGCCCGACGACTTCCAGGCACACTACGCGGCCCTTGTGAAGCCGCTCCCCATCCCCGGCTGGACGGCGGACGAGTGTTTCGCGGAGGATTTCCGGTTCGCAGTGGGCGGCCCACTTCTCCGCATCATCCCGCACCAGCTTCGGAAACGGGAACGGGGTTGGCGCGGCTGGGAGGATGTCGTGGCCCTGGTGCGCGAGGCCATCACGCGCGCGCGGCTGTGGCTGGAGGAGACGGGGTTGAACCCGGCGGAGCCCGCGGGGGAAGACGCACAAGACGAGGAGGAACCGCCTATGACTGAGAGTCTCGGATTGAAGCTCTTGCGCCCGGTGCCGGAGAAGTTCCCGGTGTCGGCGCGGTTCGGCGACAAGGGGACGGCGTGGCCGGTCCAGCACAACGGCGTGGACTTCGCGTGTCCGGAAGGGACACCGGTGCGCGCGGTGTCGAACGGCGTGGTGATACGCGAGGGTTATGAATACCGGTCGGGCAATGTCGTGGTCATCGGTCATCCCCATTGGCCCGATGGCGGCGAGTCGCGGTACTGCCACCTCTCCCGTATCGACGTAACCATAGGTTCTTCCGTGAGGCAGGGTGGCATCATCGGGCTTTCCGGCTCCACCGGCAACCGCACCGACGAGAAGCCCATGCAGCCCCACCTCCACCTCGGCTGCATCGCGCGCGGCGAATGGTTCGACCCTACGCCCTACTTCACCACCGGCCCGTTCCCCGACGTGTACCCGGAGGACTGGGCAGTGGACGCCATCGCGCGGGTGCGGGACGCGGGCCTCATGGTGGGGGACGAGCGCGGCTTCCGGCCGGACATGCCGGTATCGCGGCGGGAGCTCGCGGCGGTGGTGGACAGGCTGGTGCAGAGGGGGAAAGGGTGAGAATGGCACTCACTCACACATGTGACGTATGCGGGCGGGTTGAGGCAGCGCGGCTCCCCGTGTTCGTGGGGCGCGTGGCGAGCGGAGCGGGTGACTCGGAGGACCGCTACGAGTACATCGACCTTTGCCCGACACATATGGTCGCGTTTGTGAAGCTGCGCCTAGACTCGGCGGACCCCGACGAGAACCGGAAGTGGCTCGACAGGATACACCGCTCTCACGCCCATATTCGAGCATGAAGTATTTCTCCTCCTCCCACATCCTCCACGCCCGCGCCTGCCTCGTCGTCCTCGCCGACATGCATTGGGGCTTCGGCTCCGTCTCCCCGCGCGTCCTCGCCTACCGCGAATGGGTGCTCTCCGACCCCGCGCGCTTCGTCTTCGTGAACGGCGACGTGCTCAACGCGGCGACGAAGGCCGGGCCGGAGGAACCGACGGAGCAGACGGGGCGGCTGAACCAGCAGATAGATGCGGCGGTTTCGTTCTTCGAACCCCTCGCGCGCGCCGACCGCATCCTCGGCTGGAACGGCGGGAACCACGAACGACGGCTCCTCCGCGCGGCGGACTTCGACGTGAACGCGGAGATATGCCAGCGGCTCGGCATCCCCTCCCGCTACTCCGGCGCGCCGGACGAGTGGGGCTACTCGGCCCTCCTCCACCTCAAGGTCGGTAAGAACTCCCACGGCGACCCGAACCATTACACCGTGTTCCTGTGGCACGGCACGGGGGGCGGCCGGCTTGCGGGGGCGGGCCTCAACAAGGTGGGGAGCATCGTCGCCAACGTGGTGGCCGATGTGTACGTGATGTCGCACCTCCACCAGGAGGCGGCGGGGGTGCGGGCCCGCATCGTGCCGGACCTGCGGACGGGGAAGCTCGTGCACCGGCCGTACCGCATGGTGGTGACGGGGCCGTTCTCAGAGTACGGCGGGTATCAGGAGGGGATGGGCCTGGCGCCGGTGCCGTGCGAGACGCCGAAGCTGTGGTTTTCGGGGCGGGAGTGGGAGACGGCGGTGGAGATGTGAGGGTCGGCTCGCTCTTCGCCGGCATCGGTGGCTTCGACCTCGGCCTTGAGTGGGCGGGGATGGAAGTTTGTTGGCAAGTTGAGATTGACCCGTCCTGCGTTGAAGTCCTTGAGAATCATTGGTCGGAGGTGGCCCGCTATGGAGACATCAGAACCCTTGACCCACGGGACCTTGGGTCCGTGGACCTCATCTGCGGCGGCTTCCCCTGCCAGCCCGTGTCCCTCGCCGGGCGGCGGCGCGGGCAGGAAGACGAACGCTGGCTCTGGCCCGAGTTCGCACGGACCGTTCGCGTGGTACGACCCAGATACGTGCTCGTGGAGAACGTTCCAGGGCTCCTTGTTCGAGGGATGGGCGAAGTTCTCGGGGACCTGGCCGCGCTCGGGTATGATGCGGAATGGGATTGCATACCGGCAGCCGCCGTTGGTGCTCCGCACCTGCGCTACCGGGTGTTCATCGTGGCCTACACCGCAGGCGAACAAGGCGACACCGAATACGGTAGACCTCACCGACCCGGTGAATGCGGACGGCTCGCCATGGACCCCAGGGCGGAAGCCGCACGACAGGCGCACGGGCAAACCAGTCACGACGGCTCCGGGCGATGCGGTGAGAATGTGGCCTACCCCCCAAGCCAGCGAAACTGGTCGGACGCCGGAGCAATTCCTGGCGATGCGACAATCCATCGGGCGCACGAGTGTCAGCAGCCTGGCCGTGGCTGCCAAGATGTGGCCGACACCGACCGAATCGGACGGCATGGGCGGCCCGGGGAGTTCCGGACGGGATGGCGGGGAGAACCTGCGGACGGCGGTGGCGGGCCAGCTGAACCCCGCCTGGGTCGAGAGGTTGATGGGCTTCCCCCCTGGCTGGACCGAGCTTCCCTCAATTGCCCCATCGACCAAGAAGACCAGGTCTGCCAAGGTTGCCCGTGGCCAGCCCGCCCCCGTGAACCCCAGCATCCCTGTGAGCCTCCCCGGGTCGCCAGGGGAATCCCCAACCGGGTCGCCCGTATCCGCGCCCTCGGGAACGCCGTAGTGCCGCAGGTGGCGGAGTGGATTGGCCGGCGCGTGTGCGCCCACGCCGCACTTTCTGCGGCCACGGTGAAGGAGTGGGGCGGGCGGGGCGAGAATGTCAATCGTGCGGCGAGAGAAAGTGAGGAGGGGGCGGTAGGATGGCGAAGGCCATGGTAGTGATAGGCATATGCCTGCTGTGCCTTGTCATCTCGGGCACCAACATCGTCCTATGGCTCACCGGGGGCCAGCCATTCCGCGACCTCGATACGTCCATCCTTGTGTTCGTAACATCCTTGGCCGTCCTGCTCCTGTTCGACGAGGAGACGACCCCTGAGTGACCGACGAGCCGCGCGACCCACCGGAGACGCCGCCCAAGCCACCTTCCAACGTCATCCCGTTCGGCCGCCGCCGGGTGCGCCGCAAATCGAAAGAGACCGTCGTGAACGTCAACGTGAACACGCTGGCGGACGCGGCGCGGGCGGAAGTGCTCCTCACCGTCGGGGAACTGGCGCGGCGGGCGCGGCGGGGCGGGGTGAAGGGCTGGCTGGCGGGGCGCGTTCTGCGGCCGGTGGCGGAGGCGTTCGACTACGTCTTTCGGGGCGAGTGAGGGGAGGGGTGATGAGCATGACTCGCAAACTTGACCGCAAGATCGTTCTTAATCGTATCCAGCAGCATCTAGTGTCTCTCACTCCCGACATAGATGACTGGAACGTGGACGAGGACGGGCGGGATTGTTCAACTGACTGTGTCTGGTTTCTCATGCTTGAATTTGGCGACTGGGGCGTGTGCGTGAACCCGCGCTCGCCGAGAGTCGGCCGGCTGACCTGGGAACACCAAGGTTGCCCGGCTTGGGAGTACTCGGACTGGTGGGATAGGCCCTCGGAGGAAGGCCTGGCGAGAAGGTTGGGACAAAAGCGTTCGACTACGTGTTCAGCGGACAGTAGACCTTGACCACCTGCCTCGTGGCGGGACAGAGGGGGTGAAGCGGTATGGTGAAAGAGAAGCTCACGTCGCGCAAGTTCTGGATGGCCGTCCTGGGCGCGCTCCTGCCGGTCCTCAATTCCGAATTCGGCTGGAACCTGCCTGTCGAAGCCATCCTGAGCGTCGCGGCCGTCATCATCGGTTACATCCTCGTTGAAGGGAACATAGACGCCAAGCGCGTCGCCAACGAGGGCTTGTGAGGCCGGCAGCACCACCGCTCCCGATGAACCGCCGCCTGCCCACGGCGGGGAGGGGGCGGGAGATTGTTCGTCTTAGGGAGGGGTAGGAATGGAACGGCTCAGCAATGAGATACCGGACCGTGTGATGGTAGCACACCTGCCACCCCATCGTCGCGAGCAGCGGCACGAGACCTCCTCGGATGCTCGGGTCGTTCCTGGAACAACGTGCACGGTCGGGGACCGCTTAGTGTTCATCACTCACATCACGTCCCTCTGTGGCAACGAGGTCTGCTCGGGTTACTTACTATCAACCCAACTGAGCATGGCTACCGAGCATGACCTCGTGGCAACCCCGGCCACCACCGGTCTCGGCTACAGCACGGTCGTAGAAGCATGGAACCCAGTCCATCTGTTCAAGGAGGAATGCCAGTCGGTGACGGCGGGCGAGTTAAGTCTCCTGCTTCAATGCCCATGCGGGAAGCCTCTGCTCGACTCAGCGGACGTTAGGGTCCCGTTCCAGTTGGCTGAGACCGCAGAAGCAGCACGGCTCTCTGAACGGGCGACAGCTAGTTGGATATCGGACGATGCTGACGGCCAGGGCGTCCTTGAGAGGCTGAAGGCCGTGAAAGGAGGGGAAAGGCGATGACCGATGCAACCGCAACGTGGAGAGTTCGCAGGGACCGATACGGCTATGCGTGTGCTATTGAATATGGTGGGCAGACGGTCCTACATCTGGTCCCTGGGAGCGTGCTCAATGAGCAGAGCGCCGAGGATGTCGCCGAACTTCTGCAGGAGGCGTTGGAGGCGAAGAATGAGGGTGAGTGGACAGCAAGGAGGAGCGAGCCGTGAAGCGGGTCCCGCTCCCGATGAACCGCCGCCTGCCCACGGCGGGGAGGGGGCGGGAGATTGTTCGTCTTAGGGAGGAGTAGGAATGGAAGACTACGCGGTGCTCCGCAACGGGACGTGGCCGAAGCCGTGATTCTCTTCAAACCCTGCCACGTCGCCCCCATCCTCGCGCGCGCCAAGACCCAGACGCGTCGCCTTCACGTTCCCTTCCGCTGGCGCGTGGGCGCCGTCCACGGCTGCTTCACCGACATGCGCCGCGGCGCCCGGCCTTTCGCGCGCGTGCGCATCCTCCGCCGGTGGTCCGAACCCCTGGGCGCGATATCGGAGGCGGACGCGCGGGCGGAGGGGTACGGGTCGCGCGAGGACTACCTGCGGGCGTTCGAGGAGATAAACCGGAAGGCCGGGGCGGTAGACCTCGGGCGGGAAGTGAGTTGTTACGAGTTCGAGTTGGTGGAGGAGGGATAGACATGAAGAAAATCGACACCATGTTTGACCGGGGCGACCAATTCAAGGTCACACCAAAGGTCCGCAAGGACTGCGAATGGGTTCTCGCTGGAGAAGGGGTGGCCACGGAGAAACTGGACGGGACCAATGTATTGGTCGCTGAAGGTCCAGACGGCCAAGCCCTATGGCCTTGGAAGCGGCGCAATCCAACGGAGGAGGAAAAGGCTGCTGGAGTCGAGCCTACCAATATCCCGTGCGTCCTTGGAGACCCCTCGGACAAGTGGATTTGGGATGCCTTCAACAACACGCCTGACCTGAGTCCTGGGTACTACGAGGCCGTTGGCCCCAAGATACAAGGCAATCCTCTTGGTTTAGATCATCATGTTCTTGTGCGGCTCGACGAGATGCCCGTCTACCCCGATTGCCCCAGAACTTTCGATGGACTTCGGGACTATTTAAGGAACCTCGAAAGCCTGTACTCCCCCGGCCATCTTGTCGAGGGCATTGTGTTCCATCATCCTGATGGGCGCATGGCCAAGATCAAGCGCAAGGACTTCCGATATTCCTTGGCTCCCAAGGCCGATTAGGAGGGCTAACATGGCCGATATGAACTGCTGTTCGTTCACCGGCCGGCTGGTGGACGACCCGAAACTGGAGTACTCGACCGGCGCGGACGGCAAGACCATCACGCGGGCGGGTTTCCGGCTCGCCGTGGGGCGGAGGAAGCAGGGCGAGACCGACTTCTTCAACTTCACCCTCTGGGGCCGCGGGGCGGAGTTCTTCACGAAGTACTGCGGCAAGGGCCAGCGCGTGGGCCTCTCGGGATGCCGCGCCGAGGTCAACGAGTGGACGACGCGCGAGGGTGAGAAACGGCGCGACGTGCGGTTCATCGTGGGCGACTGGCACTTCGCGGACGGGAAGCGCGACGCGGAGACGGCTCACGGGGACGCGTGGGAGGGGGAGGCGTAGGGTGGACTTCACGGCCGTTTGCCGCATTGCCGAAGGGCGTACCGTGGTCCGTGTCCATTCCTCGCCGACGCGCGAGGAATGGAGACCGCGATATGCCGAAGATACTGACGTGACGGTCTTTGAATTCTCTGACGGTAATTGGCTCCTCATCACCCAAGAAGACGAGTGGCTGGAAGCACGGAACAGTCTCGGTGAAGCAACATGGGAACCGGAACCGATGATGCCCCCTGGTGGCTGTGATTGGTGCCGCTGCCTGGCGGTGTGGGAGATGATGAATATCGGCGGGATTGCTGACCTGTTCTCTAAAACAGCGGAAATAGTGGGTATTGAACGCAAGCCTCTCTCCTGGTGGACATCCGGAGGTATATCATGATCATCCCCGGCCTCCTCCCCCCTCTCGACGACGCATCGGACATGACCTCGGTGACTTTCACCGCCACCGTTAACCCCCCTTCCTCCCGCCGCTCTCTCGTCTACATCTCCGGCCCTTACACCGCTCCCACCCTCCTCGGGACTGTCCGCAACATCCTCCGTGCCGCCCGCGCCGCCGTGCGCCTGTGGCGCGCCGGGGCCGTCGTGTTCTGCCCCCACCTCAACTCCGCGCTGTTCCAACTCTTCGTGCGCCGGAAACCCCTCGACGAGTGGCGGGAGGACTATTCCCACCTCGTGCGGGTCCTCGCGCGCGGATCGCGCCTGCTCGGCTGGGAGATGGGGATGGTCGTGCTGGACGGTTGGTGGCGCTCGCCCGGCGCGATGCGCGAGATTGCCGCGATGGAGGAGGAGGGCGGCGTGCGGACGGTCGCCGTGGACGCCGTGCGGAACGCAGAGAAGTGGGTGCGGGATGACCAAGGTTGACTACGTGGCCTTCTCCGGCGGGGCCGACTCGACAGCGATGGCCATCTATCTCCACGAGCAGAGCCAGGACTTCGAGTTGGTCTTCGCGGACACGGGAGCGGAACTACCTGAGACGTACTGGATGGTCACCCGGGTAGCCAAGACGCTCGGGAAGAAGTTGACGGTGGTGTCGAACGGGACCTTCTATCAACACCTAGCAAACTATGGTTTCATGCTGCCATCTCCAGCGATGCGGTACTGCACGCGCCTCCTAAAACAGGTTCCACAGGACGCTTACTTTAAGGGCGCGCCTGTGGCTGTGGGCATCCGGGCCGACGAAGCGCACCGGATGGAAGGCAAACCCGGCGTGGTTCGCCCTCTTGTGGATGCCGGGTTCGACAAAAGGACCGTTCACGACCTCTGCCGCCGCTATGATCTCCTAAACCCGGTCTACAAGTGGCGGTCCAACGTGTCCTGCCTGTGCTGCTTCTTTCAGAAGGTCTCTGACTGGCATGGCCTGCTGAAGCACCACCCGGAACTCTACGCCCTCGCCGAGCAGTGGGAAGCCCAGTCTATCGCCTGGCACGAAGCCAACCCGTGCGCGAACATGACCTACACGTGGAACAAATCGTTCACCCTCACCCAACTCCGTACCGCCGATGAACGCCAATGCGCCCTGTGGCCAGACCCGGAGGAGGAGCCGTGCGCGATATGCGCTGCGTGAAGTGGGTGCGGGGGTGAGGTGTGGAGGGAGTGAGAGAAGAGGCCTATCCCTTTTTCGATCCACTGGCCACGGCATAGGCTATGCCGCCAAGCACGAGGGCGCCGACGACATAAATTGAGAGAGACTTTCGAACGGCCGTGAGTCTCTCGATGGTGTCAAAGTACTGGTTCTCAGCCGTGTTTATCCTCCCAAAAAGGCCGCGATCCTCGCTAGGGACAAACGCTGCGGCCTCTTCCTTGTACCTCTCCGCCATCGCGCTAAGACGCTGGATTTCGGGCCAGCACATGATGCCCGCCGCGACGATGGCCGCCACCGTAAGCACGAGTATGTACGCCTGCGCCTTGGACATGGAGCAATCACCTCGCGCGCGCATTCGACAGAAGAGAAGGTTTTCCTTCAAGCCCTCGGATGCGCCTGGTAGTACACTTCCCTCATCCTGACTTGTGAGACGTGGGTGTAGACCTGCGTCGTCACAATGTCCGCGTGCCCTAATAGCTGCTGCACCACGCGTATGTCCGCCCCCGCGTCCAGCATGTGCGTCGCGAACGTGTGCCGCAGGCAGTGCGGCGTCACCACGCGCCCGAGTTGCAGGCGCCCGAGGTAGCCGTCCACGACGTACTGCACCGCCCGCGCGTTCATGGGCTTCCCGTGCAGGGTGAGGAACAGTCCGCGGACGTTCCGGCCGGCCGCGAGGAGGGGGCGCGCCGACGCGAGGTATTCGACGAGGGCGGCCTGGGCCCGGCTGCCGAACGGCACGACCCTCTCCCGCCCGGCCTTCCCGAAGAGGCGCGCCGTCCGGTTGTCGAGGTCGAGGTCCTCCAGGCCGAGCCGGGCCACCTCCACCGAACGCGCACCGGTCGCGTAGAGGAATTCGAGCAGGGCCCGGTCGCGGAGACCGCGCGGGGAGGTGTCGGGGAGCGCGAGGAGGCGGTCGGTCTCGCGGCGCGTGAGATAGGCGGGAAGCCGGCGCGCGCTCGACCGGAGTTTCACCAGGGAGGCGGGGTTGCCGATGAGGATGTCCTCCTGGCAGAGATAGGAGAAGAAGCCGCGCAGGGAGGCGAGTTTCCGCGTCAAGGAGGAGTGCTTGAGGCCGCCGGCGCGGAGGATGCCAAGGTAATCCTCTATGACATGGTGCGTGAGGGCTGCGGCGGGGCGTTCGGAGCGCACCCACGAGAAGAACTGCGCAAGGTCGGTGACGTACGCCACGACAGTATGGTCCGAGATGTCGCGAAGGCGGCGGGCCTGGCGGAGATAGGCCGTGACGTGCTCTTCAAGGTCGGCGGCAATCATATCTAGACCTCCTCGGTGGTTACCCGGGGGAGACCCGGTTGGTATCCGCGTCAGGAGGTCAGCACCAATAGTTGCTGCGCGATGCGCCGATAGCGTTCCCGGGCGATGACATCCAACATGATCGGCGTCTCGGCACGGCTGCGACGTGGGCGGGGCAAAGGGCGGCATATGTTCGTCGTGTGGCTTCCGATTCCTTCGCTGTGGCGGTCGCTGGAAATGGAGAAGGACGTGGTCGCTGCCATATCGGCTTCCTTTCCTTTCCGGGCCTCCCTTTGTCATGGTAACCATGGGAGAGGTCCTATGTCAATCCGCATACTGCACGTTGCGCCTAGTTACTGTGGGTTCCTCTTGTGCCTGCTTGCCACCGGGCTACCGGGTGTCCTTTGGCTATAAAGGGGTATTATATAGCTTGCCTTCCTCCCCCGCCGTCATCACCACGGCTGCGCCCAGTGGCTCCTTCCTTATCCCGCCGCTATCCTCGGGATGATAAGGAATTCATCGCCCGCCAGAGGGTTTGCGGCAGTAACGCGGCGGATGTACAGCACCTGCGCCACGTCAAAGATAGTCTTGCGATCTTCCTGTGGAAGCTCCCGGTACATACGCGCAAGACTCGATTCCGTCTCGCCGGTGTCGAAAAGGACGGCCACGTCTACTCCAAAAGCCCGCGCCACGACCCGTAGATGCTCCTCTTTCGGGAAGTTCTTTCCTCGGCTCATGGCGGAGAGCGCGCTCAGACTCACGCGGTTACCATGAGACTCGCACTCCTCCGCCAATCGCGTGAGCGTCCAATCCTTCGCGCTGAGTAGCCGCATCACGTTCTGCGCGATAGTCCTTTTGAGGTCCGTCATCGGTCCCCACCTCCTTCCCCTATCGGACGAAAGAATTTTACCACGCTGCAGAACATCCTGCAACGTGTGCGAAACGCGTTCCAAAATGTGCCGACTCTTATGCGACTCACTAGAAACCTATTGCATTGCGCGGCAGACTGTGTTATCCTGGAACCGACTCCAAGATTAAATACTAGGGAGGTTCACCATGTCTAGGGATGCGAGGCGGGCGCACAGCCTGCTACGCCGCTGCATCCAATGGCTCTCGGGCCGCCGGTTGTACGGCGAACCGTCCTGCCGCAAAGCCGCCTCTCTCTACGGTATTTCTGCTTCCTCTTATTGGCGTTACGTGAACGGCCAACTCGGCCCCCGCTCCAAGATTCCCGCCCGGATCGCCGCCGCCCGCGCGGCCGCCGCCCGGGACGATGAGGGTGGTGAGTGCGCGTGAGCCGGATTTACAAGCTCACTTTCGGTCCTTGTGAACACTGCGGGCGCACCGGGAGCCTCTTCGACAAGCAATGCGGCGCCTGCCAGAAGTCGCGGCGGAGGCAGATAGAGCGGCTGGAGCGTGACAGGGAGCGGGCCCGCCGGCTGGCCTCAAGGCCGGGACCGAGGATGGGGCCGCAGCCCGCGTGAGATTTGATTGACAACTGAACAGGTTTCGTCGATGGCGCGGCTGACGCGCGGAAACACCCATGGCCGGGGAAGGACCGGCCGCCATCGACGATATGGCTGGCGGGGCGGCGTGGTGGCGGCCCTCCGGGCTGGGCATTCGGCCTCGCCGGCCAGGCACTTCACCGGAAGGGAGATAGAGGACCTTGGGTCAGAGTCGGAACAAGCCGGATGAGCCCTGGCTGACGCTGACGATGGAGAGGGAGCCTGGCCCGGACCGGGTGGCGGGCAGCTGTGCTGCGTGCGGCAAGGCGGTCTTCGAGGACCTGCGGGTGCTCGACGATGCCTACAACGTGTACTGGGGCGTCTGCCCCCACTGCGGGGCGGCGAATGCGCTGGACATGAGCGGCAGGCATGGGGGCCGGGGCTACTCCAGCCAGGGGATGCACCTGGTGCTGCCCACCAAGGAAGAGGCCATCATGAACGGCCTCCCGGCCGAGTGGCCGACGCAGGGCTGGGACAGACCGGAGAACGAGGGCAAGACCAAGGAAGAGTTGATAGCGCTCTACCGCTGACAAAACCAATGGCTGGCGGGGCGGCGTGGTAGCGCCGGGTCGCTTGGGCGGCACCGCAAGCACCATGAAGTCTCTACCCAAGCGCGCGTAAGGACGTAGGGTAACCGGGTGCTTAGGGTGGCAAGGAAAGGCCGCCTCAACAGAGTGGGAGCCGGAGGGGAAACCCGGCCCCCGCCAGCCAGACCTTTTAACCGCGAGAGCGGGACCTTTATGAAGTTGGCTGGCGGCAACCGCCGTAGTGAAATGGCAGAACACCCGGGAGTGCCCGGCCTAGCTAGCCGGGAACCGGGAGGTGCGGGTTCGAGTCCCGTCGGTGGCCGCGAGGGGGAAGGCCAACCCTGGCCGCCAGCCAGACTCTTGACCAGCCTCGGGCCGGGGATTGTAAAGGCGAGGAGGTTGTGGCGATGTGTGGGAGTGCGCGCGGAATGGATAGGTCCTGCGGGGAGTGCCCGGAGGAACGGGAGTGTCTCCTGGAGGCCGTGACGGTGGAGCGGGACTGGCTCAGGGAAGAGGTCGCGCGGCTTCTTGAGGAGCGCAGGCGCGTGACAGAGGTTCTGGTGTCGTTCATCTTCCCCGACAAGGAGGCGGCCCGCGATGCAGGCTGACGACCGGCGCGTCCATTACGGCGCGACCCGCCGGCCGCCGCCGATCCGCTTGGTGCTCGACCTGCCGGGCAGGGAACGGCGCACGGTGGAGACGGACCTGCCGCTCCTGGAGGCATTGAAGGTCTTCTTCCGCCGCAAGGAGCGGGAGATGGTGCGCATGGAGAGCGTGGCGGAGGAGGTTGGACGGGATGAGTGAGCACAAGCCGACAACCGGAAGGGATGGTGGAATTACGGACTTTGATGACCTCATTCTACTGTGGGCTCAGGACGACCCGGCTCTCCGTGCCGAACGCGAGGCCCGCGAGGCCCGCGAGGCCGTTCGGGAGGCACTGGAGACGGCTGTCAGCCACATCCTTCGAATCGTGGAGAGATTGAAGGCGGTGGAAGCGGTTGTTGGTGCGGCACTAGCGCGTGAAGTGGTCTTGGGTTGGTATCAGCGCGGTGAGGCGTCGCTCGACGAACTGAACGAGGCCGACGAGAAACTCAACATTGCCTTCAGGAACTACGAGGCGGTGAAGCGCGATGCCTGACGACACCCCGCTGACCGAGGAGGAGCTGGCCGCCATAGAGGCCCGGGCCGAGGCGACATGGCCACCGCCGTGGAGGCCGGAAAAGCTCGGCGAAGACAGCGCAGTGTGGAGTGATGTCGGAGCGGTGGCGATACTGGCCGAAGAGCCAGTTGCGGTCTTCATCGCCCACGCCCGCACCGACATCCCCCGTCTGGCCGCCGAGGTAAGGCGACGTACGAGGATGGCGGAGAGGTTAGCGCAGTTGTTGGCGTGGAGGGTCATAGACGAGGACTGCGGGTGCCCCAACGGATGGGCCGACGAACATTGGGCACAGAGACACTGCGGAGGTCGGCTCTACCGACCGGGACACCCCGCTCGGGATGATCTGCCCGACTACTGCGGAGTGGACTACAGGGCCGAGAAACCCGAGGCCGACCGCATAACCCAGGTGGCCGCCTGCTGGCTCGCCTGGGCGGAGGACGAGGCCCAGAAGGTGCCATCACTCGAGGAGGCGGACGACGATGACTGACCGCCCCCGCTGTTCCTACTACCACGACTACGGCGGCGACGGCGCAGCCTGCTGGTGGTACGACGCCTTCAACGACGACTGGACCTCGAGCGTGTGCGAATGGCCGCGCCGCTGCCGGTTCCCGGAGTGGATGGAGATCGGCTTCTCGGAGGGGAGGTGTGACGATGATGGCTCGCCGGACATGGGTGTGCCCCCAGACGCGGGAGGAGCGGCCGGACTGCCGTTCGTGTGATGCGGCGGGATGCGCCGGTGCGGTGGAAATGCTCGCGATGCCGCCGATGCCGCGCCCGGTGGCCAGGTGGGAGAGGGACCTGGCCGACGTGATGGCCGGTTCCACCTGGGTCATCCTGCGGCAGGTGCGCGAGGACGCGCGGCGGCTGCGCGGGACGCGGGGCGCGAAGGCGGCGTGAGAAAGGGGACCGGGAGGTCCCGAGGAGGTGTGGGGTGTGGCGGAGATTGACCATCTGAGTCCGACTTCGATACGCATGTTCGACAGGTGCCCCCGCCAGTGGATGTACCGCTATGTTCAAGGTCGGAAGCTCCGGCCCGCCGGGGCGCTCATCGTGGGCGGTAGTTACCATGCCGCGCTGGAGATGTGGGGCACGAAGAAACTGGAGACCGGGAAGGACCTCGACGCGGATACCCTCGCGGACAAGTACATCGATGAGTTCGACCGCCGCGCCGGGGAGGAAGACGTGGACTGGGAGGGCGAGAGTCCAGTCGCCGAGCGCGACCGGGGCGTCCGGCTCGTGAGGGCGCACCGGCGCCAAAGGGCGACGAGTCTCAAGCCCGTGTGGGTGGAGGCCGACGTGCCCGTCGATATCCTGGACGCGGACGGCCAATCCCTTGGGCGGCTCGTCCAGCGGCTCGACTTCTACGGGGTTGACGGCGTGGTGCGCGACTTCAAGACAAGCTCGAAGAAACCCGGCGCGGCGGAAGTGGAACAGAGCAACCAGCTCACGTCCTACTACGGCGCGACGAAGCTCCATCTCGCGGCGCAGGGTATCCAGGCGGACCCGCCGGTCGCGCTGGAGGTCGCAGTGGACTACAAGACGCGGCCCGCCGAGGTCTACGTGGCGCAGGCGCGGCGGACGGAGGAGGATTGGCGCGAGTGGCTGGAGCACGTCGCGGCGATCTACCGGATGATCCGGGCCGACATCTTCCCGCGCAACACCGAGGGGTGGCATTGCAGCCCGCAAAAGTGCGGCTACTTCCACCTGTGCCGGCCGCACCGTATCCTGAGCATTCCCGCGGCGCGTGTCGCGGGGTAAGGGGGTTGTGACGATGGAGCGAGACGTTAAGGAAATCATGGCGGCTCTCCGTGAGCCGTTCCCGGACAACGATGTTGAATGGCGCGTGGGGCGCGAGTCCAAGGACGGCACGAAGATGTCTCTCTTGGCCTATCTCACTGCCCGCGCCATCATGGAGCGGCTCGATGACGTGTTCGGTATCGACGGTTGGTGCGACTCCTACGAACGCTGGGGCGAAAAGAGCATCAAGTGCCGCCTATCCATACGCATCGGCGGTGAGTGGGTGACGCGGGAAGACGGCGCGGACGAGACGGAGTTCGAGGGAACCAAGGGCGGCTTCTCGGACGCCTTGAAGCGGGCCGCCGTGAAGTTCGGCGTGGGCCGCTACCTCTACAATCTGCCCGAGTCGTGGATGACTCTTTCCGATCAGCGGCTTTCCGACGGCATTTACCACAAGGGCAAGTTCGCCCCCCGCCCCGCGCTTCCCGAATGGGCGCTCCCCGGCGGTTCCGGCAAGCCCGAGAAGCGCAACGGTAACGGCGGCAGCACCGGCGGTGTGCCCGTCGCCCGCGTGGGCGGTGCCCGGGCCTCCGTGGTGCGGGCCGCGGCACCCACCACCCCCGCCGACCTCCGCGCCGTGTCCGCCAACGAACTCTCCGACACCATGGCGCGGCTCAAGTTCGGAACACGCGAGGTGCTGGCCGTCGCCCGCGAGGTCCTGGGGCGCGACATCCCCGACATGACGACCCTGCGCGCGCAGGACGCCCTGGATATCGGGCGCGTGGTGATGGAGATGGAAGCGAGAAGGGGTGAGGTGGCGTGAGCGACATGGAAATGGCTAGACCGACCGTGGACGACCTGCGGAAGTCCGAGATATGGCGCGGCCGTTACCGGGATGTCCGGTTTGAAATCGTCAAGTGGGGGCGCTCCAATGATGAACGATGGACCTGGAACTTCTATCTGTACGTCCACGAGTGCCAGGTTCCCGCCGACAAGTGGCACCTGTTCAGCCTGGAGTCCCAGACATCGGCGCGTTATCCCGGCAGGCTGTTTCACTATCCGGACCGTCATCCCTGTGTTTTCGCCGACATCGACTTCAACGGCGGTGCCACGTTCTACGAGAAGCGCGAAGGGTACTCGGGCCATTACGTCAAGGTGGGCTGCGATTACAACCACACTTGGACCCTGGAGTTCCCTCTCGCCCCTGAGTCGGTCCTGTTCGACTGTCTTGACGCGATAGATCAGCTCTGGGAACTGTGTCCCTACCTCAAGACCGACGAGGAGATATATGCCGAGCGGGAACAGGTCCGCAAGGCTGGGGAGGTGTCCCCATGACCGACAACTTTCACAACATCTACGAGGACCGCGCGCGCGACGACCAGCTCTCGGCCCGTCTCGCCGCCCTGCGTGCTCGGGCGGAGGCGCGCGGGGAGTGCCCGGGGTTCGGCTGGTTCTCGCGCTCGAACCCCGCTTGCTGGACGTGTGACGCCCGCTGGGAGTGCGCCGACGACCCGGACGATGTGGAGACGTGCCCGGGCCAGCTCACCGGAGAGGAACGGTGCGAACGGTGCCCTGACCGCGTGGGCGAGACGTGCCCGTGCGAGGTGCCGGCGGGCGCGGAAGTGGAGGAGGCGGCGTGACCGCCCTGATCTGGTTCGGCACCGTCATCCTGGCCGCCCTGACGTTCATCGGTGTCGGGGCGGCCGCGGTGGCGGCGGTGGAGTGGGTCACGGGGAGGCGGCTCGGCTGACGACCGACGACCGCCTCCTCGCCTACCTTCGTGCTCATCACGTGGGCCGAGACCGTGCCATAAAACTTGAAACACTCGCCGCGATTTTTGAAACGCCCCGAAACGCCATGCAAGAGCGAATCGCCGACCTTGCCGATCATTGTGTCTGCGCCTCCCATCGCCCTCCGTGCGGCGTGTGGGTGGCAGCCTCGGCGGCCGAGATGGAGGAACCCATCGCCATCCTCACCGGCAAGCTCGCGGCGCTCGGGGACCGGGTGCGGCGGCTGGAGCGAGCCCGCGCGCGGCGGTTTGGGCCGGAGGCGGGATGGCGCGTGGGGATGTTCGAGGACGTAGCCTAGACGACGTAGGGGGAACCGGATTGAACTGGCTATGGTTCAGGATGTGGGTGGAGACGCGCATGGACAAAAAACTCGATACGCTGGACGGACGGCATAGTGAGTTCGGCGTGTGGTTCGACCTCCTCTGCCTCGCGGGTGCGGGAGGCGGGCGCATCCCGCCGATGGACGAAGAGGAATTGGCGCTTGAGGTAGCGGGTGAGGATGTCGAACTCCTGCGGCGCGTCCTCGCAAAACTCCAATCCAAGAAACTCGGGATCATCGAGATGGACGACAAAGGCGGTATCGTGTTTCTGAACTTCGCCAAGCGCAATCCGCGTTGCCCCAGTGAAACCCCCGAAGCAGTGCGGGAGCGGGTGCGGCGGCATCGGATGAAACGGGATGTAACGACTTGTAACGACCTAGATAAGAATAGAGAAGAGAAGAAGAGAAAAGAAAAGAAAAAGAGTACAACCGTCCCCTCCCCCTCTTCGATTCTGCAAAAAGAGGGCAAGTCGTTAACTCTTGAACCATCTGACGTGATAGAAATCTGGAACGAGGTCTGCGGCCAGGTTCTCCCTCGCGCCGAGAAACTCACCGACAAACGCCGCCAGCACATCCGCCGACGGATCGCCGAAGACCCGCACCGCGCGTCACCCGACTGGTGGCGTGCCTACTTCGACCGCATCCGACGGACATCGTTCCTTTGCGGTGACAACTCTCGCGGCTGGCTTGCGAACCTCGATTTCGCGGTGAGGTCGGAGGATGTGGTGGTGCAGGTGTTCGAGGGCAAGTACGGCACGCCTGTGAGGATGCGCGAGGAGCGGACGCCGGTGGAGGTCGTCGGGCACGCGGAACAGGCGGCGATACTCAGGCGGGCGGCGGAGGAGGCCCGCGCGCGAGGGGACCCGGACGCGTCGTTCTATGAGGCGCAAGCGGAAGAATACGAGGCCGCGGCCAGGAAGAAGGGCAAGAAGGGCGCGGCGTGAGAGGAGTGGTGAGCATGGCCGATGACACGAAGGCGTTGAAGCGGGCGGTCAAATTCCGGCCGGTCATCCTGATACTCGTCATGCTGGTCCTGACGGGCGGCCGGGCATGGGGCGCGGACCTGAGGTCGACGGCGCCCACACCGGGCGCGCAGGCGGAGACAAGTCCTTCGCTGCCGCCGCCGATGCCGGTCGTCCGGTACGTCGTCGAGAAAGGCGACACACTCTGGGGTCTCAGCCGGCAATGGGGCGTGTCCGTCGAGTGTATCCAGGCCGGCAATCCGGACGCCCAGATGATGCCCGGCGAGGTGCTCGAAATCCCGCGGTGGGAGTGCCGAGTGTTCTGGGCGAAGGGCGGCGAGCTACTCACCGACCTCGCCGACTACCTCAGGATGCCGGCGGCCGACATCGCCCGGGCGAACCGGCTCCGCGAGGACGCGGTCTTCACGCCCGGGCAACGAGTGTGGATTCCTCTCGAAGTGCCCGCCAACGGCGTTTGCCGCGAGGAGGCGTACGTCCGCACGCCGGAAGGTGACCACTGGTACGCGCGGTTCCCCTGGCCGGCCGTCGGGTGCGTCAGCCGCGAATTCGGCAGCGACGGCCTCGGGCGGCACCACGGCATAGACATCGCGGCGCCGTTCGGCCACGGGATCATCTGCCCGCGCGACGGATGGGTCGTCGAAGTGGGCAATAACGACAGTCCCACGAGCCCGGGCCTCGGCACCTACATCAAGGTGGCCCATGAGTTCGACGAGGCCGGTAACCCCATGCTCTGGACCATCTACGGCCACGTGAGCGGGTTCAACGTGGCGTTGGGCGAGGTCGCATCGGGCGTGGGCATCCGGGTTCGTGCGGGTGACGTCATCGGCTACGTCGGCAACAACGGGCGCAGCACCGGGGCGCACCTACACTTCGAGGTCTGGCTCCGCGGGCGACCGCAGGACCCGCTGAACTTCCTGGTGGGGGCGGGCTCGTGAGTCTCGCTGCACGCAACCGCCGTCGCGGTATCGCCGCCGAGCATCGGACGAAACGCTGGCTCCGCGAGCACGGCGCGCCGGACGCGTGGCGCGTGCCCATGTCGGGCGCGGGGGCGATTGACGGGGACCTGCGCGTCGGCGTCCTGGTGCTGGACCTCAAGTACACCAAAGCGGCGAGCTACCGTGTGACGCGGGAACAGCTTCTCAAGGTCGCGTCGTGGTCGCAAGCCGGGCGCATCGGCGGGCTGCTGATACAGTTCGCTGGGCACCAGGAGCGGTGGGTCGTGTTCGACCTCGAAGACGTGCTGGACAAGTTCCTGCCGCCGGACGAGGACGAGGCGGAGGGCGCGTGAGCGTAGCCGACTGGTCCTCCACTGAACCCCTCCTCCGCCCCTGGGTCCGCTCCATCTCGCATCGCTACTACATCCCCGGCCAGGAGCGCGCCGACGTGGAACAGTGGGCGTGGCTGCACATCGCGCGCGCCCTGCGGTCGTACGCACCGGAGCGCGGGGAGCTGATACCGTTCCTCAAGCTCGCCGCCCTGCGCGGGGTGCAGACGGAGGTGTCGAACGCGCGGCGGCAACTGCGGTTCCCGCTCCCCATGCCTATGCCCACGGTCGGCACGGAAGAGGAGCCGGAATCCGCGTTCCAGAAGATGCTCGGTAGCGAGGACCCGGGCATTTCAGAGCTTGAGAACGACGACGTGCCCGACTGGCTTACGCGCGCGGGACTGACGCCGCTGGAGCGCGAGTGCTTCGAGGCCTGCGCGATGGGCGACGAGTCGTACCACAGCGCGGCGCGGCGGCTCGACGTGTCGTGGCGGTCGGTCGATAACGCGATACAGCGCGCGCGGCGGAAGCTCGCGGCGATCGTGGTGCTCGACCGGCCGGAGTTCGCGGCCCGGCGCGGAGTGTCTGCGGAAATCGAAGTGGGCATGGGGCAACTGGCGTTCCCTGGTTGGTTCGCCCTGGAGCGGCGGCGCGGGGACCTCTACGCCGTGCGGGACGGGGAGCGCCGGACGCAGGTGCGCGTGATGGACGCGCGCCGGGTGCGGTTCAAGTTCCAGCGGAGCGAGCCGGTCAGGGTGCGCGAAGAGATGAAACCAGCAGGATAGGGGGTGAGGGGATGCGGACTATACCACTCAGTGAACTCTGTTTTGGATTTACTGCGGACGGTTTGCTCGGGCGCGCCGGGTTCGAAGTCGTTCTGCGGCCATTTGCCTGGCGGCTATACTATTGGCGCGGGCAGGGCCGTCTGCACTTCTCGGTGGGTCCTCTTCGTGTGTTTCTATACTGGTAACTCGGAGAAAGGAGATGCCCGATGACCGACATAGTGAGGGCTGACGGCGGCGAACGGTTCGGCCGGCGCGACGCGGACGGCACGCCGCTGTGCGAGATCTGCGGCGCGCGCATGGTGCCGATGACGGCGGCGCACGTCGCGCGGATGTGGCCGGACCTCGCCCTGCGCGGCGAGCCGAGCGGCGTGTGCATCTGCCCGCGGGACCTGGCGGCGGCACCGGAGCCCGAAGACATCGAACACGAGTTCGCGCAGGACGCGCTGGCGTTCGACCCGGCGCGGCTGTGCACGCGCGGGCGGGCGGTGTACGTGAGCCACATACGCGCGGTGTTCTGGGAGGACGTGCGGGAGAAGACACTCACTTTCCGGGAGCGGACGCGCGAGATGATGGAGCGGTTGCCGCCGGCGGGGCCGGTGAGGTGCTATGGCAGAGATGGGCGTTAAGGGTTCCTAGCCGACCTTAAGCCAGAGAAAGAAGCCTCGCGCAAAACGAATGAGGCCATAGACGACGGCACCCCACAAGATGTAATAAACATCACCTGCGTTGGCGCTCTGGTAGGACAGATAACTGATGAGAGTTCCTGCGGCTGCCCAAAGGAAGCCAGAAAACATTGCTTTTCGAGCCGCGTTCTGGGCTTGGGTGATTATCTTAAGCGTTTCGAGAAGTGCTTGTTCTTTTTGATAGGTCTCTCTGTCCACGCTACTCCCCTCCAGCAAGTCGAGTTCGGTGTATGTTTGTAATTTCCTCCAACATCCACCGTAGGGCTTGCTGAGCATGAGACAGTATAGTGGGGAGAGTCTATGCCCCATCGACGCGCTACGGCGCAATGGCCCCACCGTCGGGGCCAGAGAATCCGACCGGCGCCCCGGCCGCACCTGGGGTGTCTGGGTGAAAAGAGGCCGGGTCCGTCCGTGCGGGGCGGCCCGGCGTGAAAAGAAAACCCCCGCCGGGTGGGGCGGGGGTGGTAGGGCGCACTTGCTACTTGCGCAGATAGGCCTCGTCCTTGTACACTCGGGCAAGCGGGGGAGTCTTGCGGTAGCCCTCCTCATCCAGCTCGGTGATGACCTGGACCCCGTCGGCCTCGTACTCGCTGACCACCTCGGGTCCCTCGTCCTCTGAGCCGGACATGACGGCCAGAGCATCCTGCAGCGGCTGGGTCTGGCCGTTGTCCTCCAGGATGTCGTAGCCTTGGCGGTAAAGGTGCTGTAGGGCCTCGCGATAGGTTGTTGTCATCTCTCCTGCTCCTCTCTAGGTTTGGATGCTAACCCTGCGCGACCTCGACGCCTTGTTCGCGCAGCCAAACAATGTCGGCTTTGGCGGCCTCGCGGTCGCAAGTCTTAATCCAGCCCGCTATCGGCTTGTAAACGGTGCCGGCCGCATCGGGTTCGTACCAGTAGCCGCGTGCCTTAAGGGCGTCCTTGACCTCGTAAGCGTAGATGACCCTAATCTCGATTCGGTCCGGCGTCTCGGGTTCGGCGGCCTTACGCTCTAGGCGCTCAAGTTCGGCTCGATGCTTGGCCAGGCCGCGCTTGTCGCTCTCGACCGCGCTGGGGATGTCGCCGAGTGTCCGGATGCGCTCCTCGTAGACGGCGATGAGCCGCCGCTCCTCGGCAATGTTGTCGGCGTACCGATTGGGCTTGTGGTCCGGGATTAGGGCGACTATCGCTTTGGCCATCTGTCTCGCTCCTCTCTACCCCGGCCCCTTCGCGGGCCCGCGGGCGCAGTACTCCTCAATCGCACTACTGACAACCTCATGTATCGTCCGCCCCTCCGCCTCCGCGCGGGCGGCGGCAATGCGGCGGTAGTACGGGCGCAGGCGGATATCCGCCCAGCCGTGCCGCTGATCGACGTAATCCGCCGCAGCGGCGCGGGGCATGCCGGCGGCGACGAGTTCGGCGACGAGGGCGGCGCGGTCAGGCATCGGATACAGCCCCCTATTCAAGTTGTTCAAGTTCTTGGCGTAGCCGTGCAGCCTCGGCGCGGTGCTTGCGAGGCGACATGCCGCGTTCGGCGAGTTCTTCGAGGTCGCGAATGCGGTAGCGCAGAGTTTCTGCTTCGCTGGGTTGGCTTGGCGTGGGCCAAGGTAAACCATCACCAAAAAGTTCGCGACGAACACGCTCTAGAGCGGCGCGGCGGGCACGGGCGGAGACGCGGCCCGAAGGCGATAGGATGCTGTGGTCAATGCAAGGGCGGTCAGGCATCGGTGCGCACCTCCCATACCCCGTTCACGCGACGAACAGGGAGCCAGAGAGTGCCAGGACAGACATGCTCAAATTTGGGATTGACACCGTGGCCGCACAGCGGGCAACGTACCCTGTCGCAAACGGCGATGTGAGTGGATAGCTCAATCCCGGCCTTGCGCCACGCCCCACATCGGGGGCACTGCTCGTAACGGTCAGCCACGGGGGGCGACCTCCTGCGCTTCAAAGGCGGCGGCCAGCGCGATCTCGATGATGCGTCGGCGGTTGGCGGCGAGGATGCGGTCGAGGTCGGCGAAGGTCTCCTCGATGTCGAGGCCCGTGACGTAGGCGAGTAGGGAGGCGGCATCCTCCCATGTCTGGGCGGCCGCGCGATAGGCGGTGGCAGTCCTACTTGAGCCATAGCCCCGCGTATCGCACTGACGGGCCATCTCGCCGTACTGACGGGCTTGCTCGCGGAACCAGTGAAGCAGACCCGCGAAGTCGCGGTGCTTTAGGGGTTCTGCCATGTCAGACACGGGGGACGACCTCCTGCCGTACTGCAGTGATGGCGCGCTTGTGGTGCTGCAGACCGGCCAGCAACTCCACGAGCGGCCCGACGGCGGCCAAGAGTTCGGCGTCCTCGCGCGCCCAGCGCTCCGCGACCCGGCGCGGGGTCGGACGTTCGCGGCGGCGAGCCCGGCGTGCCTGGCGCGGGTCGAACCATACGATTGTCATGCGCTCGCTCCTTTCGCCCCGGCCCCTTCGCGGGCCTGCGGGCTACCCGTGACCTTGCCGGACCTCCACAAATCGGCCCGGCGCAACTGGCTTGAACCCGGTACATGTCCGGGACTCCGCACGATGGCGGGCCGCTGTGCGGAACCAGGATGCCAAGGCGGCCCGACGAGTCGGCTTGGCCTCGGCCCCGCGCCAGCCGCACTTGCAGTAGCCGACAAAACCAATGGGGGTACCGGCCCGCCCTTGATTGGGTTGGGCGTACTCGGTCAGACATAGGACTACGCCACCGCAGAGGGGACACGGGCGCCGGGCCTGTGTGGTGCCTGCGGGCCACCTGGCCATTGCCGACTCCTCCTCTCACCCCGGCCCCTTCGCGGGCCTGGCGGGCTTAGTGCTTACTGCTGATAGACGACCCGGAGGTTGCCAAGCCCCAATAGTCGGAGCACGAACTCCTGTGCCCGGTCGGCCCGGGCCTCGGGGTCCGGCATGGCGTTCCATGCCTCCGGGTCCCTGCGGCAGAGGACATGCCACTCCCACACATGGACAAGTTCGTGCGCGAGTAGCGCGACGAGCTGACGGCGTCATGCCGGCATGCGGCGGAGGAGCGGCAGGTCGATGTAGACGGTGTCTCTGGCCGGCGAGTAGAGCATGGCGCACCGGCCGAAGCGGTCGGCAAGGTTAGACGCGCGCTGGATACGAAGCATCTCTATCCCTCCATGCCCTATTTTATCGCATGGTTAACAGCTTGTCAACAACAAAATGTAGACAGGAGCTTGCCTCGATGACTTTGGTCCTCGTAATCCTCAGCATCCTCACTGCGTTCGCTGGCGTCCTACTCGGCGCGCACGTCTATCGTTGCGGCCTTCTCGACCGAGCCCCCGTCCCCATCCCTCGCCGCTCGGCCGGCGAGTTCGCCCCGCCACGACTTGGGCGCGAAGGGTAATGTGAGCCATTTTCTAGGAGGTGCCGCCGGTGGGTGCGCCACCGAAAACCGCCGCTAAGCAGCGCATGTTGGAACTCGCGGCCTCGCGCGGTGACCTCACGATTGAGTCGATGTGCAGCCTGGCCGGTATCGCGTATTGGACGCACCGGCGTTGGTGCCGCGACGATCCGGGCTACGAAGAGGTTTTCGACGCGCTCCGTGAGGGGCGCATAGACGCGATAGAGTCCAACGTCCTCGCGGAACTGGCGCGCCGGGCGACGCCGGAGATGCTCGAGGCGACGCATACGAAATGGTTGGTGGCGCTGGCGCACTATTTGGCGAAGGCGCGCCGGCGGGTGGAGCGGTCGGAGGTCCACGTGACCGGCGAGGTCAAGCACACGCATCAGTACGAGCAGATGAGTGCGGAGGAGGTCGCGGCGGAGGTTGAGCGACGTGCCCGCGCGCTGCGGCTACATCGAGTATCTGCGCGCAACTGACGCACTCGCGGAGCGCGACCCGTACGTCTGGTGCGTCAACGAGCGGCTGGTCAACGAGCGCGGCGCGGAGATCACGTTCGAGCGGCATCCGTTTTTGGTGCAGCCTTTGCGGGACCTGGCGCGGGAGATCGTCGTTCGCAAGGCCGCGCAGTTGGGGTTCACGTTGATTTTCCACATCAAGACGCTTCATCGCGTCCGCCAGGGCCTGAACTGGATTTACAGCTATCCGACCGACCAGCTGCTCCAGAACAAGGTCAAGGCAGTCTGTAATGCCTTGTTGCGGCTCAATCCAGCCCTGGCGCCGCTGGTGCACGAGGACGAGATACACGCCAAACGTATCGGGAAGGGCTGGCTCTGGTTCCGGCCGACAGAGTCAGAGCGTTCGCCGATCTCCGATGTGGCCGATGGCGTTTCGCATGACGAGTATGACCGCGGCAACCTCCGCATCGTCGGGTTCTTCGACAGCCGGCTCGGGGCGTCGGCCCATCGCTACAAGTGGCGGTTCTCGAACCCCACCGTCCCCGGCGTTGTGACGGACCCCACGCAGAACATCGACGGCCTGTGGCAAGCCAGCGACCAGAAGCACTGGTTCATCAAGTGCGAGTGTGGCCGCGGGAACTGGGGCGGCTGGCAATACCTCGAGTGGCCAGCGTCAGTGGACATGGAGCGGAAACGCTTCATGTGCGTCCATTGCGGCCGCGAACTCGACCGCACTACCGGCCGATGGGTGGCGAAGTACCCGGGCCGCGAGGTGTCGGGCTACTGGCTCTCCCAACTCGCCGCACCATGGATTGACGCCGGGACTATCATCAAGGAGTCGGCCAAGGACCCCGAGTACTTCCACAACTTCGTCCTGGGCGTCCCCTACCACCGTGGCGCGGGTGAACCGTTCGACGTCATCATCGCGCGCAACATCGCGGAAGGCGCGCCGCCCGCGCTCGACCGACTGGTCATGGGCGTGGACCAGGGGTATTCGGGCCATTATGCCGTGACGGGCAACCGCCACGGCATCCTGCGCGCCGACGCGTGCGAGGACTGGCGGGCCCTGGAGGCCCACATCGCCGCGCTCGACCCCGCGCGCGTCTACATCGACCTCGACCCCGAGCGCGAAGCCGTCTACCGCCTGATGCGCCGTTTCCCCGGCCGCGTGGTGCCCGTCGATACCGCCGACGACGCGCGTCGGCCGCGGACTCTTGACTGGTGCCAGCCGAACGCGAAGGACAAGCGCGTCCTCACCATCTTCCGCACGATGACTGTGGACCGCTGTGTGGACGACATGGCGGCCGACCGCGTGAAGTGGTGGCTCCCGGCCGGCGAGCCGCGCACACGGGAGTACATCGCGCACTGGCAGGCGATGGTCGCCGTGGAGCAGGAGGACGAGTCCACCGGCCAGCGCGTCCGGCGCTGGGAGCGCCGGGGGCCGGACCACTGGGCCTGGGCGACGATCTTCTGGTGGGTGGGCATGGCCAAGGGCGCTGGGACCGGGGCCGTGCTAGAGTTACCGAAAACCGAGGAGGCTTCACCTTGAACGTTCTGACGCGGGCCGTCCGCGACGTGGGCAAGAAAGTCAAGAGGGCCGCCGTCGCCACCATCCATGGCCGCGAGCGCGCCGACGAGTTGGAGTTCGTCAATCGCTGGAAAGCCGAACTCGACCGCGCGAAGAAGGCCAAAGCCAAGCGGCAGGAAGTCATCGACCGCTGCTGGCGGTTCTGGCGCGGCGAGCACACAACGCCCAGCTACCGGGCCGACGAGCACGAGAAGGGCCGACCGGTGCGCCAGCGGAACTACATCCGCTCCACGGTCGAGGACGGCGTGGCGCTGATTTGCGACGCGAAGCCGGGCATCGTCGCCCTCCCGCGCGAGGAGAACGACCTTGAGCGCGCCGAGAAGATGACGGTGCTCCAGGACTACTGCTGGGACGTGGAGGACATGCCCGTCCTCTACCCCATCGCCGTCCGGAGTGTCCTCGTCGGCGGCATCGGCGCGGTCTATGTGACGTTCGACCCGGATAAGAACTACCCGTTAGGTGACCCCGACGTGGACGTGCTGGACTGGAAGCACGTCCTCCCGGACCCCGATGGCCGCGACTGGTTCGACCTCTCGGATTTCAGCTTCATCGCCACCGAGGCTTGGTGGCCCATGTGGCGTTTGCGTCGCGAGTACGGCAAGGCGGCGGAGGACATCTCCCCGGAGGAGCGGCAGCGGCGCGGAGAGTCCGACGTGGTGCCGGCCGACACGGACAAAGAGGTCGACGGCGTGGCGTCGGGCGCGGCGGAGGCGGGCGAAGGCGCATGGGTGTATCACATCTGGGCGCTCGACGAAGAAGCGGAGGGTGACGCGAAGCGCCTCATCGTCATCGCCGGAAGCCGCGTACTCAAGGACGAACCATGGGAAGGCGACTTCCCATTCGTCTTCTATCCCGGCTACGTCGACCCCGAGGAGGAGTGCCGCTACCCGGCGGGCATCGTGGAAGACCTCCTCGACGCACAGCGCGATATGAACATCTACGCGTCGCGGGTGTATGAGGCGATGAAGTACCGACCGCTGACGACCTTCATGTACACCTCCGAGTCCGGCATCACGAAGGACATGATAAGCAATCTGGAGGCCGCGAAGCTCCTCGTCCACGACATAAACCAGGTGAAGTGGTATTCTCCCGACCCCATTCCCGCCGACGTGTTCAAGTGGTTCCAGGAGACCCGCGAGGACTTCCACATCATGTCGGGTATCCGCGAGGTCATGCAGGGCCGCGACCCGGAAGCGTCCTCGGGCGTCGCCATCGGGCGCCTGCAGGACATGGCCCTCGCGCGCATCCGGCAGATACTCGCGAACATGGACCGCGCGAACCAGCGATTGGCGCGCCTCAACGATGAGATAATCAAGCGGCATTTCACCGTGACGCGGCAGGTCCGTATCGCCGGCGACTCACCCCTCGTCGCGCCGGACCCGCTCACGGGCCGCCGGCCGCAATGGGGTTTCCTCGATGTCAACGCGCAGAGTGACTTCTTCGAGGCCGTCGCCGCCGAGCCGCAGCCGCTCCTTGACGAAGCCGGCCAGCCCATTCTGGGCGAGGACGGCCAGCCGCTCATGGAGGCGCAGGTGCTACAGCGCGAGGCGCGCTTCGACTACATCTTTGAGGCCGGGAGCACCCTTGCCGGTGCGCGCACGCAGAAGCGCCAGGAGTCCCTGCTCCTCTTCGACCGCAAGGCGCTGAGGATGGAGGACCTGCTCAAAGATTTCGGGCGGGCCAACTGGCAGGAGATCGTCGCGGAGATGGACGAGCTGCAGCAACTCCGCCAGTGGGCGCAGCAGGTCGCGCCGATGCTCGCCGACTACCAGGGCGCGATAGGGGCGCTCGGGGGCGGCCAGGGGCAAGGGGCGGCGGGCGGGTAGCGCGACGCCGAAAAGGAGCGGACTCGCGCGCGCGAGAAAACAAAGAGTGGCTGGCGAGTTGCCACTGGCACCCGGGACACCGGGGGTTAGCTCAACGGTAGAGCGGCCACAGGGGTGGCGAGACCGGGGTTCGACTCCACGGCCCCCGACCACTTAAACGAGGCGTCCACGCTACGCCTACTCGCCAGCCACAATTCACAGGGCTTAAGTGGCATGGAATGAATGGTGAGGACTTAAGAGAGGGGGAAGCCACATGAAGTTTCAAATACGGCTTGTGCGCATCATCGAAAGCCACGAAGGAGACCGGCGGCGGATTTCGCTGCACCTGGGAGCCCCCGAACCGGCCACGGCGACGGAACCGGTCGTAGACATGACGTTTGTCCTCAGGGACCGAGAGAAGTTCGATACCCCGCTCCAGGTAGGGCGGATGTACACACTCTCGCTGGAGCGGGAGGGGGACGAATAGGAGGCCTGACCCCATGCCCACCAACGTCGTGAAGACCAAGCGCGACGAAGAGCTATGGCACAAGGCGAAGGTGTTGGCGGCCCAGCAGGGGCGCGCGGAGGATTACGCTTACATCATGGGCATCTTCAAGAAGCTGAAGAGAGGGAAGAAGTAAGCCACACACACACAAAGGCATCACCGGCTCCCGCCCCATGCGGGCAACGGGGGCCGTTTCACTTAGAAGGAGTGTGACCACATGCCCGACGAGACGGAGCAACTCGACCCCGAGGCGGAGGAGACCCTCGACCCTGAAGACGAGGGCAACGCCGAAGCCGAGGCCGGAGACTCCAAAGAGGGCGAGGCCGGGCAACTCGACGACGAGACCCAGGCCGAAGACGCAGCGGCGGACTACCTCGAAGCCGTCGTTCGCGGCGAGACGCGCCAGGTCAAGTGGGACAAGGATACAGTAAGGCCCCTTGTCCAGAAAGGCCTGCGTTTCGAGGAAATCACGCGAGAACTCAGCGAGACGAAGAAGAAGCTGGGCGAAGCCGGCCAACTCGCGGAGATCGGCCGCATCGTGAAGCAGCTCGCCGACGCCGACCCCGAGGTGCGCGACTGGCTCATCCAGCGCGCCGGGGCCGCGAAAGCGGGTTACGAGCCCGAGTACCGCGACCCGCGCGTCGACGCCCTCCTCGCCGAACGCGAACTCGCCACCTTGCGGGAGAACGTCCCGAGGTGGCTGGGGCGCGAACTCGGCGCGGACGAGGACCTAGACGCCATCCGGGAGGCTTACCCTGGCCTGCCCCTCGTCGACGCCTACTTCCTCGCACACCGTGCGGAAATCCTGCGGTATCGCGAGAAGGCGGCCGAGAAGGGCACGCTCACGCGGCTTGAGGAGTCGCGCCGGAAGGCGGGTCCGAAGAAGACGGGCGGCGGGTCCGCTGTGAAGCGGAGGCCGACCGAGGACGAGTTCTGGCGTGAGATGGAACTGAAAGTGGAGGACCTAGAATAACGGCGCAGGGCCGGTAACCAAGACAACGATAGAGGCACCGCCTTCGGGCGGTGTTTTTGTTTGCCCCCGCTGGCTCCCGCGCCACGCGGAAGGAGAGAGACAGTTTGGCAGTTCCTACCTACTCGAAGGTACTCAACACCATCAACACCATCGGCGCCGAATACGTCGCGTCGAGCATCCTCGCGGACAACGTTTTCAACGCGACGCCAGCGCTGCAGAAGTTCCGGTCCAAGCAGAAGACCTTCGCGGGCGGCCTGCTCATCGAGGAGCCGCTGGAGTACGCCATCAACCCGAACCGCGGGTCCTACTCCGGTTCGGACACCTTCTCGGCGGCCGTGCACGAATTCGCCACCAAGGCGCAGTTCGGCGTCAAGGACACCTACGTCTCCGTCACTCTTCTGGGTGACGACATCGATAAGTGCAAAGGCCCCGACGCCCTGGTGGACCTCGTCCGTGCCGCCCTGCGGAACGCCGAGAAGACCATGACGTACGAGCTCACGACCCAGCTCTTCACCGCCGGGACCGGTAACGACTCGAAGGACATCACGGGTCTCAAGGCCGTGTGCGACGACGGTATCCTATGTGCCGTCGCTTAAATCTGGCTATATGCTGGGAACTCCGAGTATCCCGAGGTACTTGCCGCAAGGCGAGTGACAATCCTCCGGGTGCGGACGACCAGCAGGGAAGGCTCTAAGTGAACTGCGAGACATGTGGTAAGAAGATAAGACACCGTGAACCCAACAAGGTGCGACGAAACAAACGACACTTCTGTAACCGTGCCTGCTACGAGGCGTGGTGGAAGGTCAATATCGGACGCGCTGGAGACACGCATCCCACAGCCAAGCCCAAGTACACGGTTATCTGCAAGACGTGTGGGATGGAGTTCAGGGTGTCCCCTTATCGAAAGGACACGGCGAAGTTCTGCTCTCACTCCTGCCGAGCGAAGCACTATTTCACTGGCTCCCGTAACCCGCTCTGGAATGGCGGGGTGACGGACGAACACTCCAGGGTTCGCAGACTGGACGCGTATCGAGAGTGGAGGGCAGCCGTCTATCGCCGGGACAAGTGGACGTGCCGGACGTGCGGGTACAAAGGGCGGGCTATCGTGGCCCATCACATCAAGAGGTTTGCCGACCATCCCGCACTGAGGTTCGCCCTCTCCAATGGTATCACGCTGTGCCGCACATGTCACGCGCACATAGAGAACCCTCAGAGACTAATACGCCAGACACCTGAAAAGGTGAAGATAGAGTCCGAACCTCATGGCGACATGGGGAGGGCGGCAGAAATGACCGCCCCGCTCGGCTAGGTCGAGTAGTAACAAAATTGACCAACGTGGCGACGTACGGCGGCATCTCGCGCTCGGCGGAGACCTGGTGGAAGGCGAAGTACACCGCGCTTTCCGACTACATCAGTCTCGAAGCCATCCAGGCGATGGTCGGGGACCTGACCGACGGCAACATCCGGCCCCAGCTCATCATCACGACCCAGGATGTCTGGGATGACATCTACACGATACTGACGCCCTACCAGCGCGACTACTCCGACAAGGAGACCGCGAAGTTCGGCTATCAGAAGATCGTCATCAGCGGCATCCCAATCACCGTGGACGCGCAGTGCCCGTCGGGCGAGATGTACTTCCTCAACTTCGACTACCTCAAGTGGCGCCCGCTCGCGAAGTACGCCAATTTCCACTTCACGGGCTGGAAAGACCCCGTGCTCCAGGACATGATGACGGCCCAGCTCATCTGGAAGGGCAACCTCACCTGCTCCAACTGCCGCTACCAGGGCCGCATCGTTTCCATCTCAACGTAAGGGAGGCTCTTAGAGAACATGGCTAAGTACGGCGAGTTCGGACATCTCTTCGCGACCGCCCTCAGCGCGAACGACTCTACACGCAAAGAGCCTCTCGGCGCCAAGCGTTACGAGTACGACGCGACGAATGGCGGCGTGAAGGTCTACCGCTACGTGGCGGTCGCTTCCGACACCACAGTCGCCAACGGCACGGTGCTCACCTACACCGACGCGTATCATACCACGGTGACGAGCGACATCTCCGACACCGGGCAGAACGCGGCGGCCGGCGTGGGCATCGGGACCGGCACCGCCGGCTACTACGTCTGGATTCAGTCCGGCGGCTACCACTCGGCGCTCAAGACCAACGGCGACGACGACATAGCGAAGTACGCCACCCTCATCGTGGACCCCACCACTGACGGCGTGTGCGATTCCGTCGCCAGCGGCACGGCCCCGACACACCGCATCCTGGGTTACGCCGTGGCTGCGGACGACGACACCGCCAACACCGTGGCCGCCTATCTCACCATCGACAACTAGCGTTTCCCCACCCCAGGGGCCGGGCCTCACCCCCTCCCGAGGTCCGGCCCCGCCCCTCTTTCGGGGTATCTCGCACGGAAGGGAGATGGATAGATGCCTCTTGGCAATCAGCGTAACTACTGCCCGGCTGCGGTGACCGAGGTCTACCAGTCGATGCCGCAGACCCTCTACGCCGAACTGACTGTCGGGCGCAACGACTACGGACACGATGTGAACTTCTACGGCGATACGTCCGGCAAGAAGTTCTTCTTCGACGCGTCCGCCGATACCACGTATCTCACTTGCACCGTTGACATCGACGGCAACATCACTGTGGGCGTTGACGACACGGGCTATGACGTGACGTTCTTCGGCGCGACATCTGGCAAGAAGTTCTTCTGGGATGAGTCGGCTGATACGGCCTACCTCACTTGCACCGTTGACATCGACGGCAACGTGACGGTCGGCGTGGATGACACCGGCTATGACGTGACGTTCTTCGGCGCGACTACTGGCAAGAAATTCTTCTGGGATGAATCGGTGGACACGGTCTATCTAACCTGCACCGTCGACATCGACGGAACGGTGACTGTGGGCGTCAGCGATACGGGGTACGACGTGCAATTCTTCGGAGCCACGGCAGGATGCAGTTTCCTGTGGGACGAGTCCGAGGACCAACTCGTCATCACCGGCCCCGCCGACGTGCCCGCGCTCAAGATTGTGGGCGACGGCTCGAAGTCCGCTGCGGCCTATGCCGCTGCCGGCACGGCCTGGGCGGACAACGGGACCCCGGCCTTCGTCGCCGACCAGATGTATCTCCGCATCGACATCGGCGGCACCGTCTACCGCATACCGCTCTGGGCTGATAGCTAAACACGGAAGGGGCTGCCTCTCCTCCACACAGGGCATTGGGGCAGCCCCTTCTCTCTTTGGAGGAGTCATGGACATCGAGAAACGCCTGAAGGAACTCCAGGAAAAGCACGCGGCCTGCGTCCAACGGTTCCGGGCTTTGCGTGCGGAGATTGGCCGCGTGAACGACGAGGGTGCCCGCCTTGAGGGTGCCATCGCCGAACTGCAACGACTCCAGGCCGCCGCCCAGGCCGCCGACGAGAAGGAGGGCGAAGGTCTTGCTTAAGCGCGACGCCCTGCACGGCCTCAACCCCGAAGTCTACGCCGTGAACGACGGCCCGCGTGACTTCGAGGACAAGTACGACGGCACGGTCTACTCCATCCCCGCCGGATACCGCTTGAAGGTCCCCCGCGTCGCCTTCTACCACTGGATGGGCTACCCGGACGCCATGTGGGAGACTCCCGCCGACGTGGACGCCGAGCACAAGCGCGTCCGGCTCCGTTATGGCGAGATCGACCGGAAGCAGTACGGGATGCGCCGCCCCAACCTCCGCCTTGAGGAGATACCGTTCAACGCGCCGGAGCCGGTGAAGAAGCCCGCGCGCGTGCAGGCGGAGGAGGAGGCATTCCCAGGCCTCAAGGCCGAGGCGGAGGCGCCCAAGGCCAAGAGTCCGGCGAAGAAGGGAAGGCGTAAGTAATGGCTCAGCCAGTCTATCCCGTCTATCCCAGCGGGCAACCCATGTGCCCCACCGTGACGCTCCTCGCGTCCGGCACGGGGGATAACGCCACGGCCACCGCGACCCTCACCGGCACGGCGGGCCTCAACGCGTTCATCACCAAGATTGTCGGCTCCTTCGACTCCGCCCCCGCCGCCGCCAAGGTCCTCACGTGGAAGGACGGCACCACCGTGAAGGGCCAGCGGCTCATCACCAACTCCCACAACGAGGACTTCTGGCCGCCCTTGAGGATTTCCGCGGGCGCTGACACCGTCGCCACCCTCGCCGCGTCCGGTGGGGCGGGCAACGTGGGCTACGTCTACATCTACGGCTGGGTCGGGGATTCGAAGAACGAGTAAGGAGGTCTAGCACATGGCTGCAACCGTAGTGGTCCAGCAGGCGACGAGCATCGGCCCCACCTACACCACTGTCACCGCGTTCCGTTTCCGCAACGCGCAGACGACGGTCGATGACACGTCCGACGCCATCCTCATCCCCGGCTCGGGGACGAGTTACTCCTACGAGGTCAAGCTCCGGCTCAACGCGACCGTCGCCCCCGTGACCGCAATCAACAACATCAAGTTCTACACCGACGGCGCGAACGGCCTCGGCACGGGTGTCTCCGTCTACGCCGGGACGCAGGCTTCCGCGTCGTACACCGAGCCCGTCAACACCGATTCCACCGTGGCGACCACGGACGCGTTCACCTACACGTCCGGTGCCCCGCTCTCCGTCACTGGCAGCATCGGCGCGACGACCGGCAACTTTGGCGACTTCGTGGTCCTGCAGGCCGACATCGCGCCCACGGCGACCACGGCGAGCAACGCCAACAGCGAGACGTTCGCCTTCCGTTGGGATGAAAGCTGATGCTCGGTCGCCGCAAGAAGGATGACGACCGGCCCGACATCCTGGTCCCCGACGCGCGCCCCTACTTCTGGGTCCTCGCGTACACCGACGGCTCCTGGGCCGCGCAGTTCGACCGCGACGGGCGCGAACGGTCGTTCTGGGACCAGCCCACGGCCGGCCTGTCGGAGGTCTCCCTTCAATCCGCCCTGGGCCTCCCGCCCTACCGCGTCGCCGTGAACCCCGGCCAGCGCCCCATCTGGTGCCGCCGCACCCACGTCCGCGCCGACAACACCGTCGTTCGCGAGGACACCCTGGCGGGCGTGACGATGACCGGGCCGGACGGGCGGGAGCACCAGTACTACATCGTGGCGCACCGGGACGGTTCGGCGCACTACGTCGGCGGGCCGGTGGGCGACGAGCTCGGCGACCACGCCGTGTCCGGGCCGGTGCGGGAGGCGCGGCGGTTTGTCCAGTAGGGCCGCAGGGGAGGCCGTCTAGATGGCAATCTACACCGTCGCTTCCTCCACGACCAATGCCGCCACGGGCCGCACCCTCGCCAGGACCTCCACGGGCAGGTTGTGGGCCGTCTATGTCAAGTCGGCGGGCGGCTACAACCAGATTTACGCCGCCTATTCCGACGACGGCGGGGCGACCTGGACCGAGGAAGCCGTCACCAGCGCGTCGGCGAACCAGGCCGGACCCACCATCGCCATCGATTCGTCCGACAACGTTCATGTGGTTTGGTACGGCTCGAGTTGGGGCACGAACACCGCCTACGAGAACATCCAGTACCGTAAGCGGACGACTTCCTGGCAGACACAGGAAGCAGTGACGGATAAGAATGCTCATCAATATTCCCCTGCTATCGCCATTGATTCTTCCGACAACGTTCATGTGGTTTGGCACGGTCTTGGTTGGGGCACGAACACCGCCTATAACAACATCCAGTACCGGCAGCGTA